GTAATCAAGAGTAAAGTTCTATTGACTGTCTAACGACAGTCAGTATTTTCTTTACCTACTTGTATTATAAGCTGCTTTTTAATTACAGCTATTTTATTCATGTTATATTATATATTTCTGTATTATAATTATAACGTTTTCTACCCACAGAATATTTGGTCACAGACTAAAAAGCTTCCGATAGGACACCATGGAAGTACTATGTATATAGTATCTTAAACAGTAGTATCGCTTAACCATAGCTAGCCTACGTCTATCTCCATTAATTTAGAGATAGGACATACCTATCAACCTGCGTTTTTATAACGCTCACTTGCCCCGATTAATCAAGTGATTAAACTCAGACATTAATCAAAGAGATGAATTGAAGTACTCTGCTTCATTACTCTATAACAGCCTACCCCAAAGAGTAGTACTTGAGGGATGATATGATCATTAGCCTATTCGACTGGCTCCATAGCGAAAACGTCGAACCCCCACCACACCCGGTCATTCTGTTGAATGGACGGGGAACCGTAGGGTCATGGTCCTCACGACTTGAAAGAGCTCGCTCTTAGCAAAGGACATACATCACGGAGATTTACGAATCGATGAAGTGACTAAAACGTGGCCCGCAGTATTGAACATACAAACCCACTTTTTGGGTTTAGTTCAATGCAACGGTTGTGTCTTCTAATTATTATGTACACAGCACTTGCATTATCTAAACTTATTGAATCACAAGGAGGAATTTTGGAACAAGAGAAGGAATCTAGGAAGGATAAATTTATGAGAAGGAAGGAATCTGCACGCAGGCAGAAGGACAAGGATGAGAAAAGAAAGAAACATCCGCTTTGGAAGAAGAAAGCAGAGATTAAACGCATTATAGAGAATGCCGAATCTCAATCGGGGGAAACTGGTTTTATGGACAGTATTAACGAAATTATTAAAGAATGGGAACTCCCAGAGGGGATTACTTCCATGTTTTTAAAAGTTTTATGTTATTACAGATCTGTTAGAAAATCAGTTGATTGGGAACAATTTGTGTCAACTACCGGCTTATTTTTATTAAGTATTTGCGATAGTAATACGAATTTCCGAGAAGTAATCGGAGAAGTTTTGTTTGGAAAAAAGGTAGACTTCAATGCTCTAACCGTATCAGACATGCCTACCTCACAATCAGGAATTGCCTTTGGCGAATCCTTAGATATGTTGAGAAATTTCAGATTACTTAAAGATAACGAATTAACAAGACGTATTGTTCAAGTTATCGCAACCGCATTCTCCTGCGGTTTAGTCAGAGGAAAGAAAGACATGTATTTTACATCATTTAATCTTTCCTTTGTATTGGAACAACTTACAAGAGATTCAAACACTGTGTTTGATTTCTTTGACTCCCTTTTGAATGTTTTTCAGTTCATCGTAGAGAAGGGACATGTATGTTTCCAACAGAGATCTTTTGCCCCCTTATTCATGTCTGATGAGCAGACCGCTGATTATGATAAGGATATGGCAGAAGTATTAGGCTATTGGCCTGCAGTCCAAGCAGGTAATTATAAGGATACTCCGTTTTGTAGTGTCCCGCATTTTGCCAATGCACTTGACAATCTTTACATTGCCACCACTGCGCTCGTAGAGCAAAGTACCGATACCTTTTCTAAAAGGTATCATGCCAAACACTTAGAGAAATTAAATACTATTTCAGCAAAATTTAAGTCACAGGAACGATCAGGAGGATTGCGCGAAGCACCTTTTGCATTCTGTATCTATGGAAAATCTTCTATTGGTAAATCTTCAGTTATGGCAACCCTTACCGATTTTTGTCTTAAAGCCACCGCTTTAATTAAGAATCCTGACCGCGAATCATTTGATGTCGATCCTCGTATGATTTGTTCACAGAATGCTAACGACAAGTATGATTCTGATTACAAATCTTACACTCTCGCTGTTTTATTTGACGACCTTGCTAACGAACGTGTTGATGTGGCTAAACAAAGCCCACTAGATGCAGTTATTCGTTATGTAAATAATATCAAAAGTACTGCTTTAAAAGCAGACGTACACGAGAAAGCAGTTATTCAAAAGGAACCTTGGTTAGTTGGAGCTTCTACTAATATTAAGAACTTACAAGCTGACCAATATTCCATTGAACCCATAGCGATTTTGAGGCGTTTCAATATTCATATTGAGCCTCATGTTGCCCCTAATTACCAAAAAGAAGACGGAATCTTTCTAGATGGCCGAAAATTGGCAGAGGCAAATCATACCGTTCCTGATGCTTGGAGGTTCAATGCGTATCATTATGAATATGACAACAAACCTTACAAGCAAAACACCACTCAAGAAACCCGTGCTTACACCACGATCCCTTTTAGATTTACGGGAGGAGATGGCAAAGAATATCTTTCTACTAATTTAGATATGGAACAACTACAATGGTTAATTTATAAGCTTCTTGATGATCATTTCAAGTCACAACATAGTGTTATCACTGGCAATGAGAAAATCAACAAAGAAAAACTTTGTAAACATAGAACCCACAAGTCTATTTGTAGTATTTGTTCTCCCAACCATATTAAACCACAAGCACACCATACTCCAGGAGATCCTGATGTATTAGGCGTTGTTAGTGAAAGTGGATTCATGGGAGGTCTAAAAAGAAATTTATTTATATGGTATAAATGGCAATTTTATTTTATGTTCGCACAATGGTCCATCGCATTCCTTTATGGTGTGTTTAGCGAACTATGGTCTATGGGTTGGTTTCGACCATCTACATATGATCGCATCGAGAATGCTCGTTGGCGTATGCAATATTACGCAGATGCCACTACTTTCTATGCTAAAAATTGGATCAACAATGTAACTGATACAATTGAGGAAATTAATAGTCTAAAATATATTTCATGGGAAATTACTGATCTTATCCCAGATAGTTGGGTAGAAGATACTCGTTTTTCATGGATCTATATGTTTAAATATGACCAATCTTATTATCCTCAACTTATCTTATCTGCAGTAATCTTTTGGTTGCTTAGTGTATGGATCACTATCAAGGTACATGGACAAAATATGTTCTTCCGCAATTTCTTTGGTATATTA